ATCATCTGGGGTTGGATCGTACCTTTTATGATATAAATGACAAACATACGGATCTAAAATAATTTTTCTATTTAAACCTAACCTCTCAATTCTTAAAGCAAGTTCATCATCATCAAATGCATGACCGTATATAAATCTCATATCAAAACCGTTAAGTTTTTTTAAATTTTTATACGTCATACAACTGCAAAAATGAAAATATCTAGGATTCCACTTTGGATGAACATACCAGTCAATACCGCCTACTAGAATACCTCGCGATCCTTCAGGACCGACGTGGTCCGGGCCAAGCTGACAAGTATCTGTTGTCAGTATACTTTGAGTTTGCTTTTCAAATAAGTTAATACAGCTATATACAAGATAATCTTTATGAGTTACATTATCTAAAGAATATTTTAAAATATTACCTTTATGTACACATTCAGGGTTTTGTAAAATTACAAGATCATCATCGTTACCGTCAATTAAGCGAAATCCTATATTATATTGTACACAAGTATAATTTTCCCAAGTTTTTTGTTCAGGCTCTATTCTAAATAAAGTTATTTTAAAATTATAATTATCTATAATATCCTCTAATCTATTATCATCATCACTACCGTCATCAACAACTATGACTGTTAATCTATTTGTGGACTTATCTAAAAAATTAAATTCATCTAATTTTTTTAATGTATAAAGAAATTGAGTCTTTCTATTTTTGTAACTTAAAACTATATGTATTTTCTTATTCACAAAGAAGTTGTTTTGCTATTGTATGTTTATTAAATTTTTGTAAATTATCTTCAGTATGCCAATATACTTGTTTTATATTACCTTTATTATCAACATCAAATTGTAATATCTTTTTACCGCATAATAGTCCCTCTATAGAAGTTCGGCCTAAAAATATACCTGATACAATATCACATTTTTTATAATATTTTTCCACGTTCCAAGCGGGCTCATAGGTAATAAAATTAGGGTGTACTATAGAATAGTCGTTTCTACCAACGTGTATAACTTTAAAATTTTGTTTTTCGGAGAGATCAAGTAAATATCTTAACGGTTTATATCGCAAATAATCCAAGCTTCCTGGAAAGAGGACTGTTTTATCTTTTTTATTATTCTTCTTACATTTTTTAGAATTAAATCTATCGAAATCAAATGGATTATATATTAATTCAACTTGACAGAAGTCCAGTTGAAACTGGTGTGTAGGAGTTATTTTACTTTTAATAAACTCAACAATTGATGGTCTTATGCCTACATATAAATCTACTTTTGAATTAATAAGTGGTTCTTCTAATTCTAGTACTTCTGAATGAACAACATTTATAAATTTTTTTGCCTTAACATTTTTTATGTAATCCCATATAACATTTCCATGTGAAAATATAACTATATCGTATTGCATGTTATCTACACTATATCTATCTGCGAAAAATACATTGTCTATTTTATCAGTGAGAGGTGACCCATGAATAGGTGAGAAGAGATGTACATTATGACCTGCTTTATGTAGTGCGGTGGCTATTTCATAAAAATAAATCTCGGAACCTGTATATTCCTTGAACGTCAAACATGATAGCAATATATCCACCATAATATTTTAGTTTATAATTGACATAAATCCATTAAATAGTTAAAGATATGGCTAGAAAAGGACGTGTTACGTCGGTTTCTAACTCAACTAAGAAGACTGCGCTTAGCGGACGTCGAGTTAGTAGAAAAACAGTAATAAAGAATAACGAAATTGAAGAAAGCATACAAGAAAATAGATTCTTAGATTTTGATGTAAAACAAAAATACGAAATAACTCCCGTACATGACAGGTTTCTCGAAACTTGCTTTAAAGATACTTGTAAAATGGCAGTTGTCGACGGCCCAGCTGGGTCAGCAAAAACATATCTTTCAGTATATATAGCATTACAGTTATTACGTACGCACAAAATACAAGAAATTGTTTATATTAGAAGTATTGTAGAGTCTGCTTCAAAGAGTATGGGGTCTTTACCTGGGGAAGTAGATGAGAAATTTTTACCATGGTGTTTTCCTTTATTTGAAAAATTAACTGAATTTATCGATAAATCAATAGCATCTAGCTTAATAGCAGAAGAGTATATCAAATGTGTACCTGTTAATTATGTCCGCGGATTAACGTTTAATAATGCATGTGTTATTGTAGATGAGGCTCAAAATTTAACACAAGTAGAGCTAACTACAATATTAACAAGGTTTGGTGAAGGTACAAAATATATAGTTACTGGTGACACTCAACAGAGTGATATAGGAACTAAATCTGGTTTTAAATCAATTATAAATGCTTTTGATAAAAAAGAATCTTACGATCATGGCATATATACGTTTAAGTTTGATGAATTAGATATTGTAAGATCTGAAATACTTAAGTATATTGTTAGAGTATTACAAACATTAAAGGTGAAAGGATAATGCTTTACGTATCCTCTCTAAGAGAGTTCTTCTATTTTGACCAGATTCAGATAATCTTGAATATTCTAATTTAAATGCTTCAATAAACTCACGTGAGAGTTCAAATTTACGAGGATAAAAAGACCGGACTTGTCTCGTCATATATCTCTCACATAATTTATCATAATCGGTCATATAATTATTTAATCTTTTACATTAAAGGCTTTCTTCATCTTTTCCATTTCATGTAATGTTTCTTCATCAAGAATATTACCAGGCTGTATAAAATCACCATCTTTATCAAGATATAATTTAATTATTTCTATACGCTCTCTTCTATTTCCAAATACTTCAAGCATAGCAGGCTTATCATCATCAACAAAAAAACTACTCTTAGCATTAGTCTGATGATCTCTATGAACTGCTTTAAATAAATGATCAACTTCTTCTATAAAATCTAAATCAGAATCCCTTAAATCGTCTTCTTCTATTTCTACGGGAGCTACCTTAGTAATAGGAGTAAAAAATATAATATCAATAAATCTTAAGCTCTCTCTAACTAACGGCATACACTTTTTAATAAATTTCTCTGTAATATTAGAATTTTTCTTTTCATTTGACCAGATACTATAAACTAAATTATCTAAAGGACATCTATCGAAAATAACTTTATCTCCTTTCGTAGTTTTTTGTAGTTCATCAATCATAAAATTAAGAACATCCCATTGTGTGTCTTTATTTGTTTTTGATGAATGAGAAAGGTTATTATCTTTAATAACGTCTCTATAAGTTTTTTTTGATGTAGTATAAGAAGGCCATTGATCGAGAAAATCTCTTATAAGAGTAGTTTTACCTTGACACCCAGTCCCACTAATTGCAATTCTCATATTATTTAATATTTATTTAACTATACTTTTAAGGCCATATCCCATATTAATAAATGTAATCTAGGACTAAAATTAAACCTATACCTCTTAGCCAGTTCAGCAACCATGGGAGCCTTTTCTATATGCTCCTCTCTGCTACCACAACACGGCATTAACCATACTCTACCTGTAGGAATATCAAACGGTGTAATATATTTACCGAAAACCTCGTCTATATCTGACTCCTTATCAATGACAAACTTAAAACCAGATCCGTTTATAGAGTGCCAATCTAAAACATTACGCTTATAGCGCCTATCCACTGGATCTCCATTATTACTCATTTTAGGGGAAGTAGTAAAAGTGGCACCGACTCTTGTCCATTCTTTATCTGGTAGAATAGTTGCGTTAGTTTCAAAATCTATCCGAGGAATCCAGCCCCATTCAACCTCCATGTACTCTATAAACTTTAATAGCGCCTTTTGTTGTACTAGAGGCTCACCTCCAGTAATTTTTAATATAGCACCGTTGTATAAATGATCTTTATATCCACTACTTTTAAAGAGGTCGAAAACTTCTTTAAGAGTAAGCTTATTTTTTACACTCCAGGAAATATAACTATCACAACCGTGCGGTGAGTCTGCTGTCGCGAACCCCTGACATGTTAAATTACACATCGAAAGACGCATAAACACAGAGGGGTAGCCCATGAACTCTCCCTCTCCTTCAACTGTATAAAATATCTTATCGTCGGATAAGTATATTGTCTCAGTCCCGTCAGCTTTCATTATCGTTGATTCTTTTTCGATCATCTTTCTTTTTATCGGCTTCTTCGTCTTTAGTAAACTTTATATATCCCCAATCGATTTCGTCCCAATTGGATACAATACGCCTTGTACTCTCTCCTTTTCTTCTTTTACTTCCTTTACCCATTTTGGTATCCGGTTTCAGGATCAGCAAATCTCATAGTGGTAGTTATATTTTCAGTATAAATAGCAGAATTGTTTTCATGTTCAAATACTTCGACTTTATCTACCCAGCATCTACCTTCAGATTCCTTTTTAATAAAGTCGTTACCTACTTTAAAGCAATATTGAGCAAATTTTTCAATACCGACTCCATCCGTTACTCGCAAATCTAATACATCAGCGTCATTGAGACCTTGAAAACTCTCAATATAAGGATCATTTTTATCTATAACCGTTGTGTGATCAAATTGATCTCGAAGGAGCTTTTTTAAAGGACTAAGGCTCCCAAAATCTACACCCCAATTATTTCCATCTAATTGATTAGCTCCAAACCAAAACTTAGCTGTTAATCTGTATCCGTGCAAAAACCTACAATGAGATTTCGCATTAGGTTGTCTAAATGCACAACTACCAAGTTCTAGGATTTTTGTACTGGTAAAACTCATATATTCTTATTATATATTAAAAATTCTCTTTATCAAGTTATATTTTACTCTTTATAGATATTCCTTAATTTTATCAGCTATTACTTTAGCGCCTATTTCATTGGGATGACCGTACTCATCATTAGCCCACCCATTAGCTTTAAACCGCTCCGTATTAAAATCATTTTCATATATATATCTAACATTATGAAAGTTTGTTCCATGGAAACCACGTCTTAAATCTAATAAGTCTTTATAAAAAGTTGACACAAAAAATCTAACGCAAATATAAAACCAATACTCGAGTGGATCATCTTTTTTGCCAAGTTCATAAACGAGAGGATATTTAGTTTCTTCATACCGTAAAAGTATAATTTTAGTTATAGGATTTGTGATCCGGGACTCCCAAGTGCCACGAGACTTTGCTTGAGTGCGATAATGATTACAAATTATATTAATATGCTTCTGTACATCAGCTACTATGGCCATAGGTGTTTCAGAAAGTTCATTGTCGTTTAATCCTAGATATTGTAACTGCTTAACCGGAGATGGTATTTGATATATGTAATGTGTGAACATTGTATCATTATTTTCATGTAAAAAATCTCTTAATGTATCACATTGAATCGCAGAATTTGGTGTAGCAATATTATATACATCTCCAGGTAAAAAATCACAATAAGAAGTTCGAGTAGATGTAGTTTTTGCTGAATGAGAGCACCCATTATTTAATATACAATATTTACCTTTTTCTATCCGCCATAACTCTTCTCTCTCTTTCCAGTTCATATATTCTCATTTGTCTTTATGGTCTCTTAAAAACTCATCTATTACAATTTCAAGAGACTGTAAAACGTTATTAAAATTATCTATTATCCAACATACACCTGCGCTCGCGAAAGGTAATAATATATACTTATTATTACTAGCAAAATACACAATAACACCAGTCCAAAAACCTAAACATAAACTACACTTAAATAGTTCTCTGATAAAAGATATTTTTGAAATGAGTTTCCGTGGAAAATTAAGAATAGTACCGTATTTAAGAATAAACATTAAACCGATACACGCTAATAAATCAATAAAAATAATTATTCCTCCTTCTCAAGATCCTTTAAAGCTTGATCGATTAATCGAGCTTGAGATATATCCATTTTAACAATATTACCAGTATCATCTGTAATTTGAACTATTTTTTTATCTTCAATTAACGTAAGAGTTGGACAACAGGCTTTACCTCCACATAATAAAACAGATTTCATAAAATTATTTATATCAACTACCAAAAAGGATATATATTAGGATCATCCGGCTTGTTTTTTATCCTTTTAATTTTACAATAAAGCCACTGCTTTAATTGCGCACATCTAATTCTAATTTTAAACCATATCTTTCTCATAAATATTCTTTAATTTTACTGGCTATAAGTCTTGCTCCTGCTTCGTTAGGGTGCCGGCGATCATTCGCCAGCCCATTCTCAGCAAACCAATGGGTATGAAAGTTTTTTTCATATATATATGCGACATTATTGTCATCACAGTACTTACGTATATCATTTTTATAAAAAAGCTTACTAAATACATATGCTACTGTATTGTTTTCATGTGAATGTACATATTTTAATAGTATAATTTTTATACCCGGCCATTTCTTCCGGGCCATGGTTACACTTTCATGGATTGAATTTAATGCTTTTGTTACGTATTTGTCTAAATTAGATGATTCTGCTGCAATATTACGCCATAAATCTTCTCTATCTTTCCATTTACGTTTTTCTTCCGCATGATCATACGGTTCTGATAAAGATTTTCTATACTCCTCCCACGCCTCCCGGAGGCCTATAGGTGCCTTTATAAAATCTTCATAATTTAATGTTGTGTGCATGACTTGCCGACATAATGATGGTAGCTGATAAATAAAATGTGTTACCTTAAGATCTGCAGGTATTGAGTTTGGCTCACCGGTCTTTGGTGACGGTACCGTCGGACCGAAATTCTCCTGAAATGTATATAGGTTCCTACGGTCCGTGAGCCCGGTTTCAACATCACTAATAAAACTAGCTAATCTATCTGACTCAATACCTGTACCACCCATCGCAATATTATATATTTTTCCAGGTAAGTATTTACAATATGTAGTCCAGCCAAACTGATCCGAACGGATCACGGATCCAGGGGCATCGGAGAGTTTCTTCTTCTCACCGGGCGCGTAGTACACATTCGGGTGAACGCCCAGCGACTCCGGTGCATCAGCTTGGCGGCGCGGATGCAATGGCTGGCGCTCATAACCGTAACGATGTAAGGACCAATCTGCAGAAAAAGAACAACCATTATTTAAAATAACGTAATCCATATAATTATTTAATTAGTTGATTTATAATTCAATTATATTATACTGATTCATATGAATGAGGATTTACTTCAATATGCCAATCAAAACCAACCACGGACTCCTGAAGAAAAAGAGAGCATTATTAATAATGCAGCGGCGGCATATGAAAAATATATGGATGCTCTAGGGTTTGACTGGAGAAATGATCCTAATAGCTCAAATACACCTAAGAGAGTAGCTAAAGCATTTGTAAATGACTTAGCGGAAGGATGTTATACAGAGCCACCTAAAATTACTGCATTTGATAATATTGATAAATACGATGGAATTGTATTTCAAGGTAATATTACAGTACATTCCTTTTGTTCGCATCATCATTTACCGTTTATTGGCGTTGCGCATGTAGCTTATATACCTGGAAGAGATGGTAAGGTGATTGGTTTAAGTAAATTAAATAGAATTGTTGAATGGTTTGCGAGAAGACCTCAGGTACAAGAAAACCTAACTATGCAAATTCATACACATATAGATAAAGTATGTGATGAAAATAACGGTGTAGCAGTATTAGTAGAAGCTAATCATATGTGTGCTTGTGTAAGAGGTGTAAAGCATGATAGTACAATGAAAACTGCTAGAATGTCCGGGGCCTTCTTAGATAAAACTGATCTTACAAGACAAGAATTCTATAATTTCGTAAGAGATTTAAATTAAGTCTATACGAGAGCGGTTATACATATATTCCTTCTCATTAGAATAATAATAACCTAAATTTTTATCTTCAGGTATTAACGCCCATTTATCTACTTTATGTATTGCCGGGGCTGGGAACTCACAGTGATAGAATGTGTGAAGAGATCTTCTATATCTTGTTTGTTTAGATGTATTACATACTGCATGATTAGTTCTATGTTCATTCACATTACTCGGACAAAATATTAATGCACTATTAGGAAGATAAGGTAACGTCATCAAGCAATCTTTATCATAATCTAATGAGTTTCCTTTTCCTGTATTAGGATACACACGTGTTCCTATAGATTTATCATCACCTTCAATTGCTAGATAATGCAAATGAGTAAAAAGCTTCTTCCTTATCTCAGAATGTATTGGATATTTCCATCCTGTAGTTATAACATCATATGATGTTACAACACCAACTATATCTTGTGATTTATTAACGTAATTAACATGACCATATTTTTTCAGAAAATCAGCAAATTTAAGAGAAATAGCAGACTGTATCTCTTTACTAGAAACAATATCGCAATACTCCTGTAACACTGCACCACCATAATTAAGTGACGCTGGGGAAACATCGTACCAAGTATTAGATACTTCCTCTGTTTGTCGCCATCCAATTTCTTCCGTTCTTCCAGTATAATTATCATAGTCTAATTGAAGATGTATACTAGTGGTTTCATTACACAGTTTCTTATAAAACATCGCCGGTGTGTACTCCTTGATAAATATATACGGCCATGGATCTAGAATTAATTGAGCTTCGTTAATTTTATTTAACATGTGCTCAAAAGTATTACTCATATATATATTTAGTTGACTTTCTAAATAAGAGACTATAATAAATAAATGGAGATTGGTGATATTATCAATCAGTATTTAGATGAAGCAAAGATAGATACGAATCTTTCTAGACTAGAAGTAACTTCCACTCAAGAGCAATTAGTCGCCAATAAGCATAAATGGTCTGCAAGATTAATTAATCATAAAATTAAATTAAATAAGTTTAAATTTAAACGCTCTTCTCTTATTAATGAATATGTAACCGCTTATCAGGATAAAGAACCTGTTCGAGTAAATAGATCTATAGCAGAAAAGGCAGTACAAAACAAAAAAGAAATAAAAACTATAGATCAAAACATTGACAATGAAACACTTATTATCAGTTTCTTAGAAAATATATATAAAAACATAAGCTTCGCTACGAATGATATAAAAAATCTAGTAGAATTAATAAAGCTTGAGACTCAATGATCAATATAACATTAAATTCAAACTCTCAAGCAGTACTAGAGGGACCTGAGTTAGATATCATCAGAGAGCATTTTAGTGTAAAAAACGAAGCTGCACACTTTCAAAGAAGATTTGGCAGGTTTGTACCACAACGCACGTACGTAATTACTCAACAAGGAAAAACTGATATTGGATTATTAATAGAAATTACAAAATTCTGTAAAACGAAAGATATAAAAATTGATTTTTCAAAAGAAATAAAAAACGCACTAATACCTACATTACGTAAAGATAATATTATTGATTATAATTTAAGTTTAGAGTATAGACAATATCAACAAGATATAATTAACAAATGCATTGACAGAGGGAGAGGAACAGTAGTCCTTGCGACTGCCGGCGGCAAGACTCTTACAATGGCTGGGTTATTAGAATTTTATTACAAAAATTATAGTAAAAATTTTAAAGGACTAGTTATAGTTCCAGATCTAGGATTAGTTAATCAAACTATGTCTGATTTTAAACAATACAATGTTTCCTTTTCTACTACTATATATACAGGAAAAAATAAATTAAATTTATCTAACAATGTTATTATTGCTAATTTAGGTATTTTACAAAGCTCAAAGCAAGATATATCATGGATAAAGCATATAGACTTTCTTATTGTAGATGAAGTACATAAAGTAAGAAAAGGAAATAAAATAAATAACATTCTTAAAAAAATAGATACATCTCATCGATTTGGATTTACCGGGACCTTACCATCCGAGCTATTAGATAAATGGAACATATATGGTAAAATAGGACCTCAATTATTTGAAAAAAAAGCTCATGAATTAAGAAAAGAAAAATATGTCGTACCAGCTAAGGTTCATGTTTTAGAATTAAATTACGATACACCTTCAACGGAAATATATCATGGTAATAATTCTAACGCTTATTATTTACAGGAAAATGAATTTATACGTAAAAATTGTTTCAGAAATAATCTATTGGCAAAACTTTCAAATAAACTAGATAACAATGTATTAATATTAATTGATTACATAGAGCATGGTGAAATATTAATGAATATATTACACAATTCCTGTAAAGGTAAACAAGTATATTTTATTAGAGGGGAAGTAGATGTAGATGAACGTAAAAAAATACAAACCCTAATGGAGGAACAAAATAACATAGTAGTTGTCGCTATATCAAAAATATTTTCTACAGGTATTAATATAAAAAATTTACATTATATAATATTTGCTAACGGCGGTAAAGCAAAAATTAAAATAATACAAAGTATAGGCCGAGGCCTTCGGTTGCATATTGATAAGAAAGAGCTTATAATCTTTGATATCGCTGATAATTTACGTTATGGCCAACGTCATATAGAGCAGCGTTTATCGTTATATGACAGCGAACATATAAATTATAATTTTACGCAATACCATGAAGCCCAAAATAAAAAAGAAAAAACCTAATAAAAAAGCTTACTATGTTAATCCAAAAGAATTTTTACAATACTTAAAAGATTATTATGAGTCTGACGATTTAATAGATGAATTAGCTGAATCAGTTTATAAAATTGCAGTTGGATTAAGCTATTCTCCAAACTTCATAAATTATAGCTACAAAGACGAAATGATTGGCGATGCAGTAGTAAAAATGGTTGCAGCCGTGAAAAATAAAAAATTTAGAATAGATTCCCCCTCAAATCCATTCTCTTATTTTACGACGATCGCCTATCATGCATTTATTAATAGAATAAAAAAAGAAAAAAAATATCGACAAACAATTAGTGACTATCAACAGCAAATTTATGGAGAATTAGTAAATGAGGAGGATACTACTAATAAGGCTCCTAGCAAGGATTACGACCGAGAATTATACATATAAATGTCTTTAAATAGCAAGAGAATCGGATTCTTTTCTGATTTACATATAGGCTTACATCAAAATAGCGAAAAATGGCATGATGTTACTTTCTCATGGGCCAAGTGGTTTTCAGCCCAGTTAAAATCACAAAAAATTACAGAATTAATTTTTGGAGGAGACTTTTTCCACTATCGAGATGAAATAAACGTAAAATCTCTTCATTTTACAAATG